CAATACAATTAGAATACTTAAAGCAAGTTATATTAAGTCAGTTGCTATTGGAATGTAATGAAAATTTACGCTTTACAGTACAATACAAGCAACAAATTAAGAATAGAATAAACTTACTTAACAAAGATTTAGAAAGTGTCGTACATAAAGAATATACAAGTATTTATAAAACAGACCCTGAAATGACTACAAACATTTTAAGTAAGATTGAAAGTTTGGTAACTAAATTAACTACATCTACTTTAGATGAATTAATTATGATTGACGCAGTAATAGAAAAGTACAACGATAACAAAGAATGGTTTAAGCAATATGCTGAAGCTGAATTTTTAAAAATAGAATAATATGAGTAAAATAACACCAATGCATTATATGACAGAATCAAGAGTTGATGTAATAGACTTTTGCAAAATGTACAATATGAATTTTAATCGTGGCAATATAGTCAAGTATTTAGCACGAGCAGGTAAAAAAGATAATGAACTTGATGACTTGCGTAAAGCATTAAACTATTTACTTCGAGAAATAGATTATCACGAAAAGCTGCAAGAACAATGGATAGAAAATAATAGGTAAGTTAGTGCTTACCTTTTTTTTGTTAAAAAAGTGTTAATATGTATTTTGTATTAAAAAAAGTATTATATTTGCTAAAACAAATAAACAAATAAACATTATGAGAACATTTTTAGTAAGTTATTGGAAGGAAACAGGCAATGATTGTATTGACTGTGAATTATTAATTAAAGCGAATAATTTTGATGATTCGTACAAAATCTTTAGAGATATGTATAGGTCAGTTAAGATTAGAAGTATTGAAGAATATAATAAATTATAATTATGAAAACACAAGTAGTACAAGAATTAGACAGCTTAATTCAATTAACAAAAGATTTAGACAACGTTTATATCCAAAACAGATTACGTTTTATTAAGAAGTTATTACAAACAGAATGGAATGAATCTGATGCGTATATGGAAGAAATTAAACAAGTATTAGCTTACGAAGAAACAATGAACAATTTAAACGATTTAAAATTATGATAACAACATTTGACAACAAACAATGGAACAAACAAGAAATCCTTGACAATATGTATAACGATGATTTCTATTACGGATATTTGGGTAAAAATGCTTTAAGCAGTTCAAGTATTAAAACATTATTATCTTCTCCTAAAACTTATTATTTTGTTAATAAATACGGAAGTGATGAAACACAAGCTTTAAGAGATGGAAAACTATTTCACACAATGATTTTAGAACCTGAAAAGTTAGATAATATTGTATTTGTAGAAGCTGCAACAAAAGCAAGTAAAGAATATAAGTTAGCAAAAGAATCAGGAAAAGAAGTATACACACAAACTGAAAAGAAAGCTGGTGAACGTTTAGCAGACGCATTATTAAGAAACGAAGCAGTAAAAGAATACTTAATAAATGCTGAATATGAAGTTCCACAAATAGCAATGATTGATGGTTTACCTATTAGAGCAAAAGCAGATATATTAAAAGGTAATACTATTATTGATTTAAAAACTACAACAGGAATAAAAGACTTTAGATATAGTGCTGATAAATATAGTTATGATTTACAAGCGTGGTTGTATCGTGAAATGTTTGGAGTAGAAAACTTTGTATTTGTAGTAATTGACAAAGGTAGTTTAGACATAGCAATCTTTGAATGCAGTGATGAGTTCTACGCAAAAGGTAAAGCAAAGTTTGAGCAAGGTATTAGTAACTTTAAATACTTTTTTCAAACCGAAGGAGTAGATTTAGACCAATATGTATTAAGGGGTGTGCTATGATAGAAGAACTAACAAAAGATGAAGCATTTGCTATGACACTTTATGATATTGCACAAGGCGAAAGTTTAGAAACAATGCGTTATGTTTTAAAAGACTATGAAGAACGTGAAGAATTTGAAGCTTGTGCTGGTATTCATTTAGCAATAGAAGTAAGTTCATTTCTTACTTTAACTTCAGTAGTAGAAGAATACTTTGAAAACAAAATAGAATTAACATTTGAATAATGAAAGTAACAAATAAAATAACAATAACGAACGAGGACAATATGCTATTGATGGCACGTTATCCTGATAACTATTTTGATTTAGCAATAGTAGACCCTAATTATTCTGAAACTTTTACCACAGATGCCTGTAAAAGTAATAAAGGTAAAAAGGGAAATTATAAAGTATCTAACTTAAATAAAAAAACACCTGACGAATATTTCACAGAATTATTTAGAGTTTCAAAAAATCAAATAATTTGGGGAGCTAATTGGTATGGAAAATATTTTGGAGTCGGTGGAATTGTTTGGGACAAAAAAAATACAGGTAATTATTCCCCTTGTGAATATGCTTTTAAATCTTTGAATAATCATATAGATATTTTTTCTTTTAGATGGAATGGTATGCTTCAAGAAGATATGAGTAATAAAGAAATTCGTATTCACCCAACGCAAAAACCAGTAGCACTTTATAAATGGATTTTAAATAAATACGCAAAAGAAGGCAATAAAATACTCGACACTCATTTAGGTAGTGGAAGTATAGCAATAGCTTGTCACGATTATGGATTTGAATTGACAGCGTGTGAATTAGATACTGAATATTACGACAAAGCAATACAAAGAATAAAAAATTATACAAATCAAACTAAATTATTTTAATATGGAAATAGTAGAATTAATTAAACAAACAACAGGAATAGATATAACTAAAAAATGCAGAAAAAGAGAAATAGTAGAATACAAAGCATTAGCTTGTTATATGTTAAGAAAAGAAAATAAAAGCTATCCACAAATAGGAAAAGAATTAAACATAAATCACGCTACTGTTATTTACCACTGTAAGAACATAAACATAGTATTAAGGTCAAATAAACAGGTAAGACAATTATACTTATCTTTAACACAAAGTAAAGAAACACAAGAAATAGATATAACAAAACAATTAGAAGAAAAGATAATAGAATTAGAAAACAAAATCAAATCAATACAATCAGATGAATTAATACAAAGAGTTTCTGCATTATTACAACACGAAACATTTAAAGAAAAATTAGAAGCATTTGTAACGATTAATGAAAAAGCAAAATATTATCCTAAATTTGATTAAGATATGAAACAAACACCATTACAAAGAATACAAAGAATAATTAACTTCTACTATAAAAGAGGTTGCAATAAAGAATCAGTAAACACAATTTACAAAAAGATACTAAAAGCAAGATATGAAACCAATACAGAATTTACACAATGGATTGATAAATTAAAAAGAAGTGAAATAGATACTATTGATTATGACACATATTTAAGATATGATAAAAAACAATTATTAGAAATATTTAAAAAAGAAAATAAATTATGAAACTACAATTAGAAGCACACAATTTTAAATATGTTGTTGAAACACCAACAGATGATTTAACAGCATTAGAATTTTTAGAAATTATAAAAGGTTTAATGTACCAAATGACATTTGCTGAATATAGTATTAACGAAGCTATTTTAGAATTAGCTGATGAAATTAAACAAGATGCCTGACATAACAATGTGCAATGGACAAGGTTGTGAATTAAAATCAACCTGTTATAGATATAAAGCTGAACCAAGTGAATATAGACAAAGCTATTTTATTGAAGCACCTATTGAAGATGAGCAATGTGATTACTATTGGGAATTAAAAGACTAATAAATGAAAACACTAAACCAAATATTAATTGAAGCAGGAATTAAAACCATAAGGCCTGAAAATAAAAAACACGCAATATGGTTAGAATACAATAATAAAAGAATTATAAGACCGAATCCTGATGCTTGTTATTCAGAAGTTTTAAAACATTTTTTAATTGATTTAAAAGAATTTGAATGATAAATTTAACAATTAGTTATTTGTATTATTTTTAAATAAACAATTGATAATAATTTTTTTCAATTATGGAAGATAAAAGAAAAAACAATGGCGGGCATCCAAATAGTGGTCGTAAAGCTAAAGCAGAAGAAGTAGCATTAATTGAGAAACTAACTCCATTAGAACCATTAGCATTTGATGCATTAGAAAAAGGTTTAGAACGTGGTGATTTTAAATTCGTACAGTTATTTTATAACTACTACGCTGGTAAGCCAAAAGAAACAAAAGATATTACTTTGAATAGTGAACAACCATTATTCAATATAAGTGATTTATAAGACATTTAAGGAACTTTTATGAGTGAATTTGTAGTTACTACTGCAATTAAAAAGATGTTGCGTTTAAAGAAGCGTAAACGTATTATTCAAGGTGGAACGTCAGCAGGTA